CCACACCACATTTATAGATACCATTCTAAAGTATAGTTTAAACGGCCGTATCCATGCAGAGATTAACCAATTGAGGTCAGAAGGCGGTGGGACAGTCACTGGTAGATTTTCGATGAATAACCCTAATTTACAGCAGATTCCAGCACGTAACAAAGACCTCGGACCACGGATCAGATCATTGTTCTTACCAGAAGAAGATCATACCTGGGGTTGCTTTGACTATAACCAACAAGAACCACGTCTAGTCGTACACTATGCAGCTTTACAAAACTTATATGGTGTAGATGATGTTGTTCATGCGTACCTACAAGGTGATGCAGACTTCCATCAAATTGTAGCAGATATGGCTGACATACCAAGGACACAAGCCAAAACAATTAATCTTGGTTTATTTTATGGTATGGGTAAAAATAAATTACAGGCGGAGTTAGGTGTTAATAAATTGCAAGCAGAAGAATTATTTAGACAATATCATTCTAAAGTTCCGTTTGTAAAACAACTCATGGACTCTGTTATGTCTAGAGCCCAGGATGCTGGTAAAGTTAGAACTCTTCTTGGCAGACTATGCAGGTTTCATTTATGGGAACCAAATCAGTTTGGTATCCACAAACCATTACCACATGATGCAGCGCTCTCGGAGCACGGACCAGGAATCAGGAGAGCGTACACGTACAAAGCTTTGAACAGATTGATACAAGGATCGGCTGCGGACATGACAAAAAAAGCAATGATTGATTTACATGCAGAGGGTATTTTACCACATTTGCAAGTTCACGATGAATTGGATATATCTATATCATCTGAGAAAGAAGCTCAGAGAATAAAAGATATTATGGAAGGAGCTGTGACTCTTGAAGTGCCAAATAAAGTAGATTATGAATTTGGTAAAAATTGGGGCAGCATAAAATGAGGAAAAAATATGGCTTACTTAAACGCAAACATACCAGTAGAATACGCACAAATCAGAAGAGAATATCTCTATGACCTTAAGAAACATCATGGAGAAGTTGAAGACTGCATTATTTTTGGTCTTTCGTCTATTACAGGGCGTAGTCTCCTTTTTCATTGTATTATGGAAAATGGAGCTATCTTCTATCGTCTACCGATATCTGCGTTCATTCAAAGAGGCTTTAAACCAGAAGAAGTTCCTAGACGTAGACTTGACGAATTACAATTGTGGAATTGTTTTAGTTATTATCCTTCTGTGCATTCTTTTGATATTCTAGAAGGACAAGCTGGAAAATACATTGGTAAAGACAAAAAATGGCACCCTGGAAAATATCTTTTTACGGTTGACTTTGCTCACCCAGACCCTAATATCCTCGATACGGATCATTCAGAGATACCGCACGAGCACAAATGTGCTCACATCATAGCGCTCGATGACGGGAACTATGCAGCACAACCTAATAACAGATGCATTTGGGACATACCTTCATTTACAGTGAAAGATAATGTACCAGATTGGAAAGTGCAAACCTCTGAGTGGAATGTTGAAAACACAAGTAAATGGAAGACCGAAGATACGGATAACTTCTTTTACGAAATTGAGGAGAAAAAACATGATAAAGTGGATTAAAAAGTGGTTAAAAAAATACACTGACTGGCTTTTCAAAGATTTTTATAAGTAATGGGTTGGATGATATTAATTCTGTGTTTAGTTATAGTGTTTGTAGGACTAACAGGGTGTGCATTCAATGCCTAACAAACCACTAAAAATTAGCGAAGAGGCTGCCGTGCAAATGCCTATGAAGACGGTTGCCAGTTTAATCACGATGGTCGCCATCGGAACCTGGGCTTATTTTGGTTTGCATGAAACATTAAATTCACACTCAACACAACTAGAATTGATATCAAAAGATCTAGAACAAAATACAGAGTTTAGAATCAAATACCCAAGAGGACAGTTAGGTAAATCATCTGGAGAAGCAGAACTCTACATGTTGGTAGAGGACTTATATAAGTCAGTAGATCGTTTGAATAAAGCTATTGAAGATGGTATGCATAACAAAGTGAACATTGAATTTTTACAGAAACAAGTAGAGAAAGCTACTTCAGATATTGAAAAATTAAAAGACAGACAAAGAGAGTTTGCAAATGGATCGAAACACTAGAAAAATATTACAATACATAGAGGACATGGAAAAGAAGGCTAAACAAATGAAATTTATCAGAGATTTAAAAGTTGAAGTAAATATAAACGGAACAGGCACACATAAGTATAGATACAAACGTGGACCAAACAAAGGTAAGATAGCGGGATGATTGAAACTGTAGTAGCACTTTTGATGTTTATTAACGGAGAGATTAAAGAACACCGTATACAAGAAAATATGGCAACCTGCTTACGTGGTAAGAGAGTTGCTGAAAGAGATTACAACCCAAGTGTAAGTTATAAATGTATTAAAGCCAAAGCAGAAACAGAAATATACATGGGTCAGAAGAGTATCAAAAAAATAATATTAGAATAATGGAACCAATTTTTTATATTTTTTTAATGTTATGGTTAATGGGAGTATCTGAATAAAATGAAACTAACAGCTAATTTTACACTAGATGAATTAATCAAAAGCCAAGTTGCAGAGAGAAAAGGTATTAATAACAATCCATCTCCAGAACAAATAGAAAATTTAAAAGCTTTGGCTGTAAATATATTACAACCGATACGTTCGCATTATAATGAACCATTACAGATCTCTAGCGGATTTAGATGTGCAGAGTTATGCATAGCGATCGGTAGCTCGATTCATTCACAACATGTGGCAGACGACAATGCAGCGGCAGCTGACTTTGAGATTTGGGGTAAAGATAATAAAGAAGTAGCTTCATACATAAAAGATGAGTTAGAATTTGACCAACTTATACTTGAGTTTTACAAAGAGGGTGAGCCAAACTCTGGTTGGATTCACTGTAGTTATTCTTCAAACCAAAATAGAAACCAATGTTTATACGCTAGTCGTGGAGAAGATGGTAAAACAAAATACACTCCTTGGGTATGAAACTAGAAACTCAAATAGTAACAGGCGAGTGTCCAGAGTGTAACACTTTAACAATGTTAGTTAGTTTTAATACTAATCTTTTCAGATGTATAAACTGTGGTCATGATTTAGAACAGAAAGTAAATGGTGTTATTAAATACATGCTAGCTGACAAAGACAGTAAAATGAATTTAAGAAATTTAGACGATGGCCAAGAAATATAAGTTTGGTGTAAACACATACGTACACCGAACTAAACGCAAACTAGGTCGTCACAAAAAACGTATGAACAAAGCTGAAAAAAGAAATTACAAACCTAGTGTCGGTCAAGGGAGTTAGTAATGGAGAAGATCGTAATGATCTCTCTCCTGTACTTAACATTTACAGGAGATGTTAAATCAACAAAGTTTGTTGAGATCTGGGAACCACAGAACTGTGCAGGTTGGTATCACTGGGAAATAAAATCAAAACCAAAAAAGAAAACACCACTAACTGGACGCACGTATTACGTGTATAACGGTTATGGTAGTGAGGGTAAAACAATTAAAGTCATAGGATATAAATGTTCTGGGAGATATTGACATTTGGAATCATATCATATATAATATAGGACATATGAAAAAGAAAGAAGAATATTGTTACACACAATGTAGAGTTGGATGTAATAAACAAACTAAACATGCATTTGTTAACACTGGTGACAAGACACAAATCATTTTAGCATGTTGTGAGTGTGTTTTAAAAAAGGAGAAAAAAGTATGCGGTACACGTACACAATAAAAGAAGAAGGAACAGATAAAGAAGAAACGATGGAAGCGATGAGCTTACATAAGTTAATTAAAAAACTAGATCCTAAAAAAACTTTTATAGTGAACTATGAAAACAAGAAATCTCATGATTGTACTAAACTTGTTTTTAATGGTACATATAAAATAATATGAAGTTTGTAATAATCTTACTGTTAACTACAGGAGGATTAGAACAGATTAAGTATCCGATTGAGTCGGGGTTAACGTGCGAAGATCAAGCGTCCAAGTGGCGTGATGCAAACGTGACGTACCACGACACACGGAACACGGATCAAAGACCACAAGGTTGGTATACAAAGGAAGGTAATTTATGGATAGGACATATATGCGAAAACTAATTGATAAGTTTCACATATGGCATCTGCATTACAGAACTGAAATTATTTGGTTTGTAATTGGTTTTGTTGTTGGTGCTATAGTATTTTAAATCATACCTATCCACTCGAGGGAATTGGGGATAGGTTTTAAAGGTGAGAAAAGATATTTCTTTTCTGCCACATTTCAGACATATTGTCAAGCATCACTAATTGGATAACACCCAAACTTAACTGCCAACCTATATTTATTAACCTTATCTTTGCCTTCTTTTTGCAATAGCTCTAAACTTTTAACAGATGCATCAACTGCACATTCCGCCCAATCATCATACACAACAGGGGGTTGTACTGGATTATTACATTCTCCACTTAAAAAAGAACACACCGATAGTATCAAAATAAACTTTGTCATTGACAATCCTACATTATAATCCTATATTGCGTGAAAGGAAAGAATATGACAGACACAACAAAATATAGAAACGTTTCGTTATCTCATGCAACATACAAGATATTGAACGTATTGTCGAAGAATTTAGATCCAGACGTCACTTTGTCCATATCTAAAACGATTGAGAAGATAGCAAACGAGAAAGTTAGGAAGTTGAATGGCCAGGTCAAAGTTCAAAAGTAGAACTACAGCTAATGAAAACGCCATAGAGTTACATGGTATCAAAAAAGAACCAGAACAAAAACTATGGATAGCTGTTGTAGCAAAAGCTTTAGATGATGCTTTGTACCAAAACGATTTAAATCCAGCTAGAGAAGCAATATCTTGGGTTAAAAGTTGCGGACATAATTTTAAATATGTCTGCCACTTAGCAGGATATAATTGGCAATACGTTTACGAGAAAGTAATAAAGAAAGTAGAAAAAAGAGAAAAAGATATAGATGACTATGTAAATGGTATAAAAAATTTACAAACCATAAATTTAGCCAGGAAGTGGTATGTTATGAGAATGAATAGTAAAGTCATAAAGGTATACAAAGGTGGAAGACCAGCAGGTGTTCCACGTAAAGGAGGAAAGCATGGCAGAAAATGGAACTACATCGTCGCTCCCAATAAAACAAACTAAAATTTGTGACAATTGCAAGGGAAACGGTTATATTAGAATCGATACGGTGCACGGACCTAACCAAATAAAACAATGTTGGGTATGTGGATCAGAAGGAGAGTTAAAAAAGTATGTACAAAAAGACGTTGATAATTTTATTTACGAGTTTTATTTTAACAACAGGGTGCAGTAAAGTAGAGTGGGGAGACTTTGAATGGAATCCCGCAAAGGCAGCAGTTAGAATAACTTTTGGCCAGGTTAAATGAATGAAGTTATGGCTTATATTGCTGGTCTTGTTGACGGTGAAGGTTGTATTACATTTACACAACGACTCGAACACCGTAAAGGGAAGCCCAGAGCCTACAAGTACTGGAACATACGAATTGAGATAAACATGATTGATAAACCTACAATAAATTTTGTGAATGAAACTTTTAAGTGTGGGGCGTTAGACTATAGGCCTGCATACCCGCACCAGAACCACGGACAATATAGATGGAGATGTAGCCACAGAGATGCATTCAAAGTAGCAAAAGCAATATTTCCATATTCGATTACAAAAAAGAATAAACTAGAACAGATTATAAAACACTATGAAGCATAAGAGTATGGCAGAGATGAATAGAGAACGGGCTTTGAAAAAAGCAAAAGAAAAGGCCGATGAAGATACAGATTACCGAGGCGGGAAAGCGTATTACAAATTTTTAGAATTGTTTTACAAGAACAAGAAGGAAGAAGATGAAAACAATACCTGATGCAATAGATGATATAATTCACTATGCGAGAAGAGCTATGGATTACTACTATAGATTCTTTGAGCATT